TGGCTCACTTTCCTTGCTGCAAACAGTGATAGAGTCAAGTTTATCCTCCATGTCGTAATGCCCCGTGTCATCCTCTGTTCGGTTTCTGCCAATGTTGTTGATGCGCTCGTCTGTCGGCCATAACGTCTCATCATACTCATCTAGCTCCATACCCTCATCCCCATCTTAATTCGCTTTTGATTCCACCGCGCACACATCGCAACGGCGTCGTTTAAATCCTGCTCGTTCGGCTCGTCGCGGTTACGCTCTAGGCAAAGCGTTTCGGCGGTTATTCGCTCGAATTCGGTGTATAGTGGCAGCGTTATTTCTTTAAGTACGCCTTCAGCCATTCGTAAATCTGCTCCGCCTGTTGGTCGGTTATGCTCAGACTAACTGTGCCCGTTTCATCTTCAGCATTCAAAATCAAGCAGCCTAATGACTCAAACATCCACAAGTCACGGCCTGCATCTAGTGATATTTCTAGGTCTCTCATATGTCACCTTTGCGCCCGAAGGCGCTATAACTCAATTATCGATATAGGCCATCGGCCAAATCGCTCAAATATTGCATCTTTCACGTTTGATGGCAGCTCGTCAGTGATATAAGTAAAGGGCAAGCCAGTCGCCATTGTAACTTTATATGCCTTTACGGTATTTCTCCTTTAATAATTAATGCAGCCATGTCGCGCACATCATCACGACACAGCGGATGAACTCTTTGCAAAGCCTCTTTCCGTTGCTCCTTTGGCATATCTGCAATCCAGCGCGCATCTGCATACAGCATAAACGCCAGCGCGTGGCTTACTTCTTCGTCAACATCAGCGACAGTTAATTCCTTTTTCATCAGCCTGTCAAACTGGTCGGAGTGGTGTTTTATTTTCTGCCAATCCATATTTTCAACGCCTCCAAAGCTGCCGCATGTCCAAGCGCAACACACACAAAAGCGCCCATTGTTTGAGCTGTTTCTAGGTATTTCAACTGGTCAAGCTCCCAGTGGCATAACGTATGGTCTTGCCGCTTCAACTCACAAACAAACGGCACAGCGCACGGGATAATTATGTCGCTTGCCCCTGCTGTCATGCCTTCAGCTTTCTGTCGTTGCGTCTGCTGTGCAGTGCGTTTTCCCTCATTGCGCGGATGGATAGCGATGATCGCCAGCTCTGGATAGTCGCGTCGTAACGTATTAAAAAACGTGATCTGCTCGGCGCTTTCTACTGGGCATTTTTTGTTTCTGTATTTTTGGTCGCCAAATACTGGCAACCATTCTGGAAAAATCATGGCTCTAAATCCTCATCTTGATTGAAAGCGTAAATCTTAAACAATCCACTGCTAGCGTCTTGCTTTGCTGCAGTAACAGTTTCAGGCTTGCGCCAAGGCGTTATATAGGCATCATCAATATCAGCAATTTGCTCACCAAAGAACGCATCACAAAACATTGTCCAGCCTTTCATTTTTGGAGAAAACCAAGCGGCAAAAGTCCTGTGAGGCGTAGTAAAATCAATCCTAATCGTCTTATTACCTTTGGCACTAACCCACGGCGTAAATTTGCAATTTAAAACTTTGTCACTTGTTGGGTAGTAAGGATCCGATTTCATTTTGGCGAACTCTAACCGTAGTTTTTCGTTAGGGTTTACGATCTCAGCTTTGCAGCTTGCGCAATACCTAGCTGCAATATCGTTTTTCTCGCCGCATTCTGGACAGTCTTTTGAAGTCCAGTAGTAACCACAACGAGCATGCTGGCCAGCTCGCATCACAAAGCCATTGCAGCGGCGGCCAAAATGCGCAGGCATGTCGCCATGCTCAGTTTCAATTTTATTGCCTTCTAAGTCGATAAAATAACCATCGGGCGACACGTCAAAATTATCTGGATTTGGACGCCCCTTGAAAGTGTTGGTATAGCCACACAATGGACAGTCACAAGACATACCACCAGATTCTGACGCCTTCATGGTTTTAATTTGCGGCTGAAAAATGTCACCGCTTGGGCAATGTCTTTCGATGTTGCCAGCGTAATCAAGAATTAAACAGTTAGCCTTGTGCTCATGCAGCCGCAAGCCACGGCCAACTATTTGCTGCAGCAATGATGCTGATTCAGTGGCGCGTAGTATTGCAACAACGTCAACGTGTGGGGCATCAAAACCAGTAGTTAACACTGCCACGTTGACAAGGTACTTGATCTGCATTTCTTTAAACGATTGGATAATAGATTCTCGCTCATGAGCTGCAGTTGTTCCAGTAATCAGCGCTGACATTGACGGCGGCAAAGAATCCATCACCTCATTAGCATGCTGCACAGTTGCAGCAAATATCATCACACCCATTCTATTACGTGACTTCTCGACAATCTCAGCAACAATCAGCGAAGTTTTGCGCCCTTTCCCTTCAAACGCCTTTTCAATGTCTTGGCTGTCAAACTGACCCATGCGATTCAAGCAAAGCCCGCTTGTGTCGTAAGATTCAGTTATGCCGCTATCAAACACTGGCGGAGTCAAATAACCTTCTTCGATTAAAAATCGCGCTTCTATTTTATAAACAAGTTTCATAAAAAACGGGTTGACCGCTTCCGACTCATCAAGCGTTCTGCCAAGCTCGTCAACTTGGTAAATATACCCTACACCCATTCGGTACGGCGTAGCAGTCAAACCAATGACGCGCAGCATTTTATTTTTCTGGCGCAGATCATCAATAATAGCCTTGATAGTTGGCGTCAGTCGGTGTGCCTCGTCAACGATCACGGCGCAGAACTGATCGCCAAATTTATCGAGAGCATTTTTTACAGTGCCTTCGGTGCCAAACACCACAGGATGACGAAGGCAGCGACCGCCAGCGCTTGCGCTGAATATGCTGGCAGGGTTTCCCGTAGCTAAATATTTTTCTCGGTTTTGCAAAACAAGCTCTTTCGACGGCGCAAGACATAGGATTTTTTTACCGCCGCTAATACTGTGTAACGAGTTTGCAATGGCAGCAATAATCAGCGACTTGCCCGCACCAGTTGCGGCGTTGATTAGGCACGGATCAATGCTCTTTTTTACCCATTGCATGACTGCTCCATAGGCGTCTTGTTGGTAATTTCTTAGTTGCATAAAAGCCCCAATAAAAGCCCCGCTCTCGCAGGGCTGTCAACTAATTAACCAAAGCCCAAATCGTCATCTTCAACTGGGGTGTCACCGCCTAAAACGTCCTCAGTTTCTTCAACGTCTTGCATGGCAGTCTTTGCTGGTGCTGCAGCTACCTTAGGCGCTGCTGATCCGCCAGACACCGCAGACACCCAATTGCCTTGGCTTGTTTCGCCTGTCTGCTCGTTTTTCATCTGCCACACTGCAACTTTAATCACCATCGGCTTGCCAGATAAACACACCATCAAATCTTGGTCAGTTGGTGCGCGATTCAACCTTACTAACTTGCCGCCACAGTTGGCATCAATGGCAAGCAACATCATTTTTGCTTTGTCTGCTTTCTTCGGATCCGCATCAGAGTGGCGCAGCTTCTGGAAAACCTTACGGCCTTTAAATTCACCGGACAAAATATTCCAGCGCAGCTCAATATACTGCTCGCCATTCTGGATATTAGTCTTGTTTTCCGCTTCATCAATCGCAGCTTTCAGCTCAGTGTTTGCTGGGATCGGTGGTAAGTTTTCTTGCATTGCAAAAGATGTTGTGACTTGAGCTTTCTGACCAGTTGATAATGTAAAAAATGACATAATGTTTTCTCGCTTATTTAATGATTAATCGTGGTTTACTTTCTACAAGTGTCGCGCCTTGGATTTGAGCGCCTTGCTTCAATAGTTTTGCCAGCTCTGTTTTATCCGGCGAAACTGATACCTTAAAATATTGCTGTGGCAATGTTGCCTCATTTACTTCAACAGACTGAGTAGGCGCTGCCAGTGTGATATTAAACAGGCCATCAATCTTTTTAATGCCTGTTTTTTCCATGTTTACCCGCAGGTAATCTTTCATCCGATCAGCTTGTGCCAATCGTGCTTTTTTACGCTCAGCAAGTCGCTTAGCTTCATCATCATAAGCTGTTGCCTCTGCTTCAACTTCGCGGATAAAAGCTGCAACTTTCTGGGCTTTTTCCTTGAAGTCATCGCCTAACAATTCCAAAGTATCTAACTTTTGATCGTCAGGAATGTTTTCATCATTCATTAGTTGGCGGATTGGCTCCGCAAGTTCATACAGGCTGATCGACATTTTGTGTCACTCCGTAATATTCAACAATTGCGGCATCAACCGCAGCTAGGTCGTTATCAATAAAGTCTGACTCGAATAAGCCCATCGGGGTTTTTACGTTATCAGTCCCATCGTTCTTGGTTGCAAACAAGTACTGACCATCATGCAAGCCAGTTTTTAAAACAATGGTAAACATGCCGTCCATCGTGATTTTGTCGTCAAGCATCTTGCCAAGCGTTTTAATCTTGGCGTTTTGACCGTATTCGTCAGTATCTGTATGCGTCAGCAGATAAACTCGAACATTGTTAGGCGCATCAATCGCAGCTTTTGCAATATTCCAAGCGTTTAGGCCAATTTCCGTAAACTTTTCATACCCTTTTTCACGAGCACGACGCATAAATTCGTTTGCCATCACGTACTGAAAATCATCAACGATCACAATTTCTTTGCCGTTTTTGGCAGCGTTGGTAATCGCTGCGCAAATATGATCGGCATTATCTGTTACTGCAATCGTTCCTGTCTTTTCTTTGCCGTTCCAAGCTTTCCACGCTACCGACTTAAAAGGCAGTGGCTTTCTAAGAGGCTGAATTAATAAAACTTTGTTCGGGTCAAGGTTGCGCATGCTGGTACTTTTACCAGTTCCACTTTTCCCCATCACTACTGTTGAAATTGCCATGTTGTTTTCCTGCTTGCTGATTCGATGGGTTCATTATTATCAGGATAAAACCAATTGTCAAACATTTTTTTAAATGCTAAAGTAAACACACAAATTAACAAGAGGTGAACCATGACAACTTTAAAAGAAATGATTGAAAAGCAAGAAGCAGAACAATTGCAGGCCGCTATTGACTGGGCTGGCGGTCAAACTGTGCTAGCTCAATTCCTTGGCACATCCCCGCAAACAGTATCAAACTGGGTTGCTAGGGGGCGCATCAGTGCAACAGCAGCCGCAACACTAGAGGAAAAAACTAGTGGTAAATTTAAGAAATCAGAAATGCGCCCAGACGTTAAGGACTGGTATTTATGAGTAACCATATCGACTATTGGCAAGCAGGATTGAAAATATTTGGTATTTACCCGATCATTGATGGTAGATGTGGTTGTGGAAACGAAGATTGTCAAGCAGCGGCGAAGCATCCACTTATAAAAAACTGGGTGAACGTCCCAGACTGGTCAGACGAACAGCTAGAAACATTCGAACAAATGGGGCACTTCGAAACTGGTTTTGGTGTTTTGGTGTCCGGTCTGCTGATCATCGACATTGACGCCAGAAACGGCGGGATTGAGTCGTACAGTCAGCTATGCGCTGACTTATCAATTGATTTTGATAGTGCATCTGGATTTGTTGTGGCTACGGGTAGCGGCGGTGGTAGCCGCCACCTTTATTTTAAAGCTCCGCAAGGTGTAGCGCTCAGCCAGTCTATTCAAAAATACAAAGGCATTGATTTTAAATCGAGTGGATTTGTGATTGGCGCTGGATCATTGCATAAGTCTGGCATGACATACGAAGCAACCAAGGGGCATCCAGATAATATTTTAGATGCGCCGAAAGAGCTGATCGCACTGTTAAAAAAGCCAGACCATCATCGTGCCATTGTTCACGGCTCGTCAGTTGATGTTACCGAACAGGAAATAAAAGAAATACTGAATTACATCTCGCCAGATTGCGATTACGAAACATGGTACAAATCAGGCATGGCTATTCATCATGCCACTGCTGGCACTGGATTATGGATTTTTGACGAGTGGAGCAATGGCGGTGATAAATACGCAGGTCGCGCAGAGATTGAGCGCAAGTGGCACAGCTTTGGTAAAGCATCGAATCCTGTAACACTGGCAACGCTGATCCATTATGCAGAGCTTGGCGGGTATCAGCAGCCTGTGACATTTACGCCAACAATCAGTATTGATGAGCCCAGTGGTGATCATCCTTTCAATATCGACAATGTGGATTTGTTGCGCCCTCCTGGATTTGTTGGAGAAGTTACGAAGTGGATTGATGCACAGTGCCGCTATCCTAGACAAAACCTAGCTGTATCAGCCGCAGTTGCGGCCGTTGGCAACGTCATAGGCTTACGTTACACCGACGAAAAAAACTACACAAACGGCAACCTGTTTGCTTTTTGCGTGGCTGCATCAGCAACAGGTAAAGAGGCGGTACAGCAAGCAATGGCCGAAGTTCACCGCGCTGCAGGGATTCATGTGGCAACGCATGGCGCTATCAAGTCTGAGCAAGAAATAATCAGAAACCTGATCCGCCATCAAGCGGCATACTACATCATTGACGAAGTTGGTATTTTCCTGAAAAAGATTGCCAACGCTCAGAAATCTGGCGGGGCCGTTTATCTTGATGGGGTGATTGGTATCTTAATGTCGGCCTACTCAAAAGCGGACGGCTTTATGCTGCTAAACGGTGACACAAAGGACGAAGTGCGAAAGATACTGTTGCAAGAGCTGTCCCAGTGTAAAAAGGCAATTAGTGACAACGAGGATAAAGGCGGGTTTTGTGCGCGACGTGTCCCGCAGCTTGAGCGCGCATTAGACCATATTGATGATGGTTTGGAGCGCCCATTTTTAAGCCTGGTTGGTTATACCACTCCGATCACGTTTGACGGCCTTATCACGTTTGAGCAAGCCACAAATGGTTTTGTTGGTCGTAGCTGGATGATTAACGAGCGCGAAAGCAACCCAAGAGCGCGCAGAGGGTTTAAAAAGCAGCCGATGCCTGACTCTATGCGCGGGTTGCTGTTTAGCTTGCACAGTGGCGGCCACTATGACTCGCAAGGATTGAAACGGGTTGAATACTACGGAGAAAAAACAAAGGTCAAAGTTGATGCAGAAGCAAGCCGGATGATGGATTCGGTGCTTGATTGGATTGAAGAACAAGCAGAGGAACACAAGAGCGCTACGGGCTTAGAGTCAATTGTCCGTCGCTCTTATGAACTGATGGCAAAGATCGCCCTGATTCTTGGAGCGCCAGAAGGTTTAATCACGCCTGAGCATGTGCGCTGGGCTTATGCTGCTATGCGACGAGATATTGACGATAAAATCCGCCTCGCTTATGCAAACATAGTAGAAAAAGACAATCCAGATGATGCGATTGCCATGCGTATCATGAATATGTTGGATAAAGAGCATGGGGAAATGCCCAGCGTTATTCGAGGTAGGTTTAGAAAAGAAAAGCCAGAAAAAATAAATCAGATACTCGAAAAACTGGAGGAAATGGGGAAAATAAAAAAGATGGAAACCACTCATCAGGGAAATGGAAAAAAATTTGATAAGTGGTTTTTGGTTTAGTTATTGCTATCTCAGTTGCTCAAGTGTATTATTTATTTTAATTACAACCGAGCAACTGAGGTTCAACTATGAAATACTTATATGTAATACTTTTCACCGATAAAATATCAAAAGTCGGTTACACGTCAAACCTGCCTTCTCGCATTTTGAGCCACAGGCAGCACGCTAAATCTATGGGTAAATCAGTTCTAAAAATTTGGGTAACTCCGCACCCAGTTCAAAATCACTTAGAGTCAGAAAAACAGATGATTGATTCATTTATGATGAAATTCAAATCATTAACAAATGAGTTTTTTAGTGACTCTGAAGAAAAAGAAATTGAAAAAATACTTCCATATTTTCCTTTCCAGTTGGTCAAATGCGAATCAGTTTCTTATAAAGGATCAAACCTAGTTATAGAAATTTCATGCGGGGATAGGAATCGGTCGAGAAAGGAATCAAATAGCGAAAGCATTTTAAAGTTAATACAAAAAGCAGGATCGGAAGGTGTTAGCCTAGGCTTGATAAAAGGAATGAGGAGAAGGATAAACTCTGAGGATGTAGAAAAAACACTTCATGAGCTTTGCGAGGATGGCTTGATTACCAAAACAAAAAAAACGCATCACGGAAACAACACTGAGTTTTATATTTACCATATCGTTTAGAGCTTGCCATTTTTTGCCGCTATGGTAGATTTAATGGCAGTTCGTTTTTAAGTTAAGTATTAGCTGGCTGGCATGTCAGACGTGTTAAACCAAAACATGCCAGCGGCCTTATGTGGCAAGGCTTGCATCGACACATGTCAGACATGTTTGATTCCGAAAATGATTTTTTTTGAAAATTAATAAAAACATCGAACACGTGTGACATGCCAGCGGAATCGCCACCTAAGCCGCGCCAATGCTAGGCGCTGACATGTTTTCACTTAACACGTCAGCTCACACGTCAGACATGCGAGACCTCGGCCAAGTAATTGAGCCAAACAACCGCCGCAGAATTTTTCAGACGCTTTCAGCCGAAGGCGGAGATGCTACAACTACAACTACATTAATCAAAATATTAAACCTTAATATTTCTTATACTACGTATTAATTCGCATTAATTGCCTACTCAGTATTCCATAAAGTAAAGAATTATTCAATGGTATATTTTTAATTAATCCCTATTGATTTAGTGAGATTAATTATATAAAATAATTAATAACAACAAACACCATGGGAATTTTATGAATCCATTTTTTAAACCTCAGCACGAAAATTACTCTAACTTTGTCGCAGAGCAACTAACAACAATGCGCGTAGGAGATTCGATCAGGGCGAATTTGGGGAATAAGCAAAAGTCAGATTTTAGAATGTGTATTGGGTTCATATCAAAAAAGCTGGATATGAAATTTAAAACAAAGTCATCAACAGATGGGGCAATGTGGGTCAAGCGTATCTCCTAGCCCTCCGACCAGTGAAAAATAACTACACAAGCGCAATCAATTGCGCTTATAATTGGTTTATCGAATCGCGGTAGTCGCGCCGCCAGTCGCTAACCGACACATCAGACCACTAGCGCTGTTTGCTGGTGGTATTATTGGGTTTTATGGAGATGAAATATGAAAAAGATGAGTGAAGTTTTTGAGTTGCCGCTGACGTGTCAAGACGAAAGTTGCGGCACAGTTGGTAGCGTTTATGGGGGAGAAAAGCAATTAATCCTACAGGCCCAAGAGAGCGTAAAAACAGCAGGGCTGGATCGCAGATTAATTGTTGCAGCCAGAAATGAAAAGTCACAACACGCAGCCCACGCCATAAACCACGCTGACGCGCTGGCGGATGCTTTGGAGTTGATGATTCAGCACAATTGGCATCCGTCGCAGTTTCGCAGAGAAGCGGAATCAGTCGCAGCAAAAGCACTAGCCGCTTACCGAGGTGAAAAATGAGCGGCCTTCATTATCAACTAAAACAGCGCATAAAACACGGCTACGTCAAACTGAGCGAGCTCAGACCTAACAGCCGCGAGATAGCCAAGCGGCTTATTGCCGAGGGTGTGTTTTATATTGATGAGCGTGGTTATTTGAGGACGAATGAGTTATGAAAACCCCAACAAAAACCCTAGCCGCAGCAATGCGGAAACTGGCGAATGATATCGAGTCGCCTGATGGCGTGGCGATGTTGGCTATTTTGGAGGCTGCCGAGCGGTTGGATGAGTTGATGGCGCAGGTTGAAGTTTTGCGTGACGCATCAATCAAGGCCGTTGAATTTGTCAAAACCGGCGTTGAGTTTGGATTTATTCGCTTGCCTGACAGTGGTTGTCCAGATAGTGCGCATGACACCCTGCCAGCATTGGAGGCTGCAATAGAATCAACACCAACCCAAAGCTTAAACAAAATCAAGGCAGAGGCTGGGCGGTCTGGGTTTATTGCTGGCTATTCAAAATGCTGGGTTGACTCAACAGGCTCACGGAGAGCCCCAAGCGTAATAATATCTCACATGGCCAAACAATACGCCGAGCGCGTTAAACAAGGTGACTTATGAGTTACGATGATTGGAAGTGCACAGACCAACTAAGCGAACAGCAAGCCGCCTACGAAGCCAAGCACGCAGCATTGGCCTCACAAATACGCTCAGGATTGCGTATTTCTGATTATCAGCGGGAAATCGAGTGCGACGCAAGCCTAGACGAGAAAGTCTGCCAAAGCATCACGCAGGCGTTTTTAACGGGGGCTGACTGCGGGGCAGTATTGCATGCTTATGCTGAGCAGTGGTTAAGCGACCATGCTGATAAGTTGGCTTTGGCGCGATTGCAGGGGGTGGAGTTGTGAGAAAACGCCACAGCCAAACCAAGCGACTGATAACCCAATCAGTCATTGCCCTAAAAGGATTAGCGCTCAGAATGCGCCTGTCCGAGCACGAAA